TGGCTCGCCTCCACTGGCAAGCCCAACGTTTCAGAAAAGTGCTGGTGTAATGATTGCTCCAAAAGTGGCCCCTGTGCGGATCGTGCCTGCTGGCGGGCCATCGTCTCAGCGTCGCCAGTATCGCAAATTTTATCTTTTTTCGCAAGGTTCGTCATTGCTGACGCCTGCGCTGTGCTATGGCGTATGGATTGTAAACATCAAGAATGTTGAAATTGCCCATGTCCGGTAAGCTGAACATGCCTTCAGCCTCACGAACCGGTTGATAACCGCGGGCGAAGTCCTCGACCTCTTGTGGCCGGGCCTGCGGGCGTGTTGGAAGCCGCCCAGGGCCGGAATAGTCCCCAAGGATGCGCGCCACATAGTTCTGCGTTTCCTCGAACGGAGGAACGCCACCATACCGGCTGACGTTGCCAGGCCCAGCGTTGTAAGCAGCCAAGGCAAGTTCCGGATCTCCGAAGCGGTCAAGCTGCTGGCGAAGGTAGCGGGCCCCGCCACGAAGGTTCTGGATCGGGTCGGACGGGTCCACGCCAAGTTCCGCAGCCGTGCCTGGCATAAGCTGCGTCAATCCATAGGCGCCAGCTTCCGAAGTCACGTCAGGCCGGAAGCTGCTCTCGGCTTGAACGAGGCGCGTGAACAGATCAGGGTCGACGCCTTCTTCCTCTGCGATTTGGCGTGCAAGAGCGCGGTAGTCCATCAGTCGTCCTCCTCCCAAGCCTGGCACGAACGAAGGTTGTGGCAGATGAACGAAAACTTCTCGCAGTAGCCTCGGCCGCCGCCATCCATGTCGAATTTGTCGAGCGGGATGCTTTCCATCATCGCCTGCATCATCGGGCCGTTCTTGAAGTATTCGCAGTTCGCGCAGAGACGGCGACGCGCTTCCTTTTCGCTCATGCCCAGCGCCTTGCCCAGGCTGGTCCAATATGCCTTGTTCGCTCCGGGCTCGATCGATGCTTTTTCCGGGCCAAGCTGCCATTCGTCAATCACGCGCTGCCGGTTCTTCTTGTTCTCCGACGTGCTGACGATCTTCATCATTGGGATGCCAATTTCAATTTCCATGCTCGCGCCTCCTTACAGCGTGATTTCGCGCCCGGAGGCTCGAATGGTCAAGGTGCCGGCCGCGCTGGCCGTGGTTGAAATGTAATCCGCATCAAGCAGAACCTGGCCAACCAGTTCCGGGCAAGTGTAGCACTCGCCAACCTCGATGTTGCGCGCGTTCACGATCCGGTTTGCCGCCGATGCTGTCCCCAGGTTCGTCACCACGTTGACCGTGATGGTCGCGGCCGCAGCGCCGTTGTTTGTCACCGTGAACTTGTCCACGATCGCGTTCACCCCGTCAGCGGTGTATTGGACGGTGTTGGTGGCCTCGGCCAGCTTCGGTTCGATGAGGACGGTTGGGGTGATGGTCATTGCTGCACCTGCGTAACTGAAAGGATGATTGCCGGAGCGGCTGGGGCGAATGCGGTAGCCGCAACGCTGTCCACCGTGACGTTCACATCATCCGCAGCGAAGGCCATCTCGATATAATCAGACGCCTCAAGGGAAGTGGTCTCGGTCAAAGCGACAGTGACGTAACCGCCGCTCACGTCGCTGGTGATGATCCGCGTCGTGTTCGGAATGTCTGTGCCATTTTTCCGGAACCAGACGTAAACGTCCTTCTTCGACGAACTGCCACTGCTGATCTGGACGCGCGCCTCAAGCTGATAAAGCCCAGACGCAGGGACAACGATGCGAGACGTTGGCGTTCCGATCGTCACGCCGTTCGAAATGTCTGTGTTGTCAAATGTCAGCGTGTATGCGGTGTTGATTGCAGCTGGCGTCTGGTCCGTCGTCTTGCTGAACACGCCATAATACTGCATCTGCTCGATCGTCGGCCGCACGAAAACCACACCGTTCGAAGCATCCGAAACGAGGCACGCGGCAATCGGGATCACGTTGTCAGGTGCGGTTGGCTTCACATTGGTGAACGCACCTGCAACCGTTGGCGATGGGTAAAGCAGATCGCCAACGCTGAACGCGCTGGTGTCGAACCCGCGGACATATCCCCAGCTTGTGCAATACCCCTGCGTCCCAGTGTCGGGAAGGTCGTGCGTCATCACGCCAAGAATGTAGAGCGATGGCTGCGATCCATCCGCAAGGTAAGGCGCAACAGAGAGAGCGCCACCAGCGCCGACGCCGGCAAAGCCAACAATGGTGCCGTTCGGGATCGTCACCCCTGTGTTGTTCTCAACGCGCGCGTAGGTCTCCATTCCGACCTGCTGCGAAACGCCATACTCCATGCCGATGTTCAGCGTTGCGTCGTCGTCATTCCAGCAAAGACGGCGCTCTGCCTCGGCATGTGGAGGAAGGCGGCGAAAATCCAGATAATCAATCGTCGCGCTGTTCGGCTGATAGGCCTCCGCCTTGTTCTGCCCGACGCCTGCATCGTATGCGGCGCTCTCGATCAGGATCGTCAGCGTGGCAATGTCGGCCGGCGTCAGCTGTCCAGCCACCGTGAACAGGCGCTCGAACGCCTTGATTGCCTCCGGGTCGTTTCCGACGATCCGCGCGATCTGGTTCCTGGTGAGCGGTTTCGGATCAGCCATCAGAACGCCAGCGGCTCAAGCCGCGCCTCCAACCGTGCAATGGCCAGGTGCGCGTCAGACGTGCCGCGAAAGCGCTGGATGCGCCAGTTCCGCATGCTGCCCTGTTGCAGCCACACAAGCCGCTTTGCCCGGTCCCCAAGGCCGCCAGTGCGGATCGGCTTCTCGACGCTCCAAGTTTCACCATCATTGGAATACTGCGTCCAGATCGTCGGGGAAACGCCGGGCGCGACGTGGCCAGTCAGAGCGACCAGTTCCATGTCGTGGAAGATCGCGCCGTTGCTCTCGTTGTAGATGATCTGCGTGCCGAACTCCCAACCGATCGTGTCGCCCCAGTGCGTCGAAATGTTCTGGTCCAGATAGCCGAACTGGTTCGTGCCGGGGTGGCAGACGTTCCAGCGGTCGTATGCCCAGATGCAGGTGCAAGCGTTCCACATGCCCTCGCCGACCAGCGTCGAGGAAAGCGTGAACCACACCGGCTGCTGCATGACGCGCGAAGCTGCGCCGTCGAAAACCAGAGTGTGGCGGGGAAGGTGAACGATCAGATGCTCGTGGGCTCGGTCAACGCGCTCCTCGAGATATGCCACCGACAATTCATCTTCGGTGTATTCCAGCAGGATTTCGTCGATCTCGCGCGTTGCGATCTTCTGCACCGAACCATTTGCCCCGAGATAGATCGACGGAGCCTCGTTGAAACCGCCGCCGAGGAAAGCGACGTTGTCCATGAACACCGCGCAGGCGTGCGTCCCAACGCAGCCCTTCTGAATTTGCGCGCCAGGCACCCGCTCGAATGGAAAGCCAGTGCTGCCCACGTTGTCGAACACCTCGATGGTGTATCGGTTCAGGGCATAGACCTCGTTCCGCAGCTTGAGCAGAGCCTCGACTGGGTCTGGATCGGCTTCCGAGGAACCATACTTGAGCGGGTTGACCGCAAACGGATCGTCCAGGTCTGTGATCACAAGGAACTCGCCGTCGGTGGTCATGTAATAGCCATCGACCCACACCACATCGAGCGCGGTGCCGAGGTCGGGGTCTGTCACCTGCGCCAGCGTCGTGCCGTCGTAGAGAAACAGGTTTCCGCTCGAAACCACCGCCAGATATGTGAAGCCATAGGTGAACGTCACCCGGCCAGTTCCGCCAACGTCCCCGATCTCGGTCACGGTGTTGTCGGGCGCGATCTTCACCAGCTTGGTGCCCATCACGCGGTAGATCATGCCGTTCCAGTTGATCCCGCCGCGGTTGATGCCTGGTCCAGTCCCGAGTTCCACAATGCCATCAGCGGGCCGAAGATAGCCCGCTGCGATGCCTGTCTGCTTCGGAACCGGAACAAGGTTCTTTGGATACGACGTCCGGAAGTTCGGCGAGGCGTCGGTGTAGATGCCATTGAGGATGGGGATTTGCATGCTCGCCCCTTACGAAATGCGATACCAGGTGCTTGTCGCCGCGTCGAACCGCATCGTGAAGAAGCCGTTTGCAGCCAGCGTCGTCGGTGCGCCCACAACAGTTGCACCTGACGAAACCGTCAGCGAGGTGACGATCTGCGTGCAGTTGACGGTCACGGTGTCCTTGTCGGTCGCGCCAGTGGGCAGAACGATCGCGCCAGCGGCGTAGGTGCTGACCGGCGTCAGGATCAGCCAGACGTTGCCCGTGTTCACGGTCACGCTGAAACCCGTCGCGGCAGGCGCGGCGTATTGGGTGTTCTGGGTCACGGTGGTGACGTTAGCGTTCACATAGTCCATCAGCGTCGTGATGGAGCATTTGCGAGCGTCGCCCTGGTTCTGCTTATAGACCGGAAGCAGGTCGCCGCCGGATAGGGTGTCAGTTGCTGAAAGCTGATTGATGGTTGCCATGATTTACTCCAAGTCCAAGATGCTATCCGGCCCAGCTTGCAGCGGGTCGGTGGGAGGTGCGAGGAACGGGTCTTTGCGGCTGCGCCAGTGCTTGTTTCCAGCGCCGGCAGGGATTGCCATGCTGTCAAGCTGCATTTCGACAGGCTTGGCAGCCTGCGCGATAAGCTGGTTGTAGGCGCCCTTGGCCGAAGCCTTGGTGTCCGGAGAGACCGTCTTGCCGTAGCCAGGCGCGATCCGAACGGCGAGGTTCAGCGCCATTGCCTCAAGCGCCGCGTCCGGCACGTCCGTTTCCTGATCGAGATCGCTTGATCCCGGCGAAGAAGGCAGAGGATAGCCCAGGCGGATGCCCTTGCCGTTCCAGGTTGCCATCATGGCATCGAGCCGGCGAAGCGCTCCCTCAAGCTGCTGCGGCTGCAGGTCAAAGACATATCCCGCAAGGCCGATTTCCTCGAAGGCCTGATTGATGATTTCGCGCTTCGTCCAGCCCATTGCTTATTCCTCGGCTTTTGCCTTGCGGGCGCGCGCTGGCTTTGCAGGGCCGGCCTTCGCCTCGTCGGTGGTCAGAGCCCAGCCGTCCTTGATGGCGGCCTCGATGGCGTCGTCCTCGACAATGAGATAGTCGAACTTGTCGCCATGAATTTCATGGGGGCCTGGGTGTTTGTAAAGCATGGTGCTCATTTGCGTTTCCTCTTCGGTGCTTTAGAAGGTTTTCCAGCCTTTTCGGCTGCTTTGCGGGCGACGTTCAAAGCGATGGCGATAGCCTGCTTGCGCGGCTTTCCAGCCTTCTCCTCGGTCGAAATGTTCTTGCCGATACTTTTGCGGCTGTAGCCCTTCTTGAGCGGCATATCACTGTCCCCAGTTCAGAGAAGGGAGGGACCGAAGCCCCTCCCCAGTTTCATCAGGTCTGCGAGAACAACATGATGCCAGCCATTTCGGGCTGGAGGCATGCAACACCGAAGAGCGTATCCCAGCGATACTTGGTCTTCTGCGTGTTGATGTCGAACTGCTTCTGCATCACGAGTTCGACGCCCTGGTCGGTCGTCGCGCGCATGACGTCAGCGCCTGCATCGGTCGGGATCGCAAGCGAAGCCGGGAGCAGTTCGATCGCGTCACGGTGCCAGAAGCAGTTCACCGAAGCGGCTGCAGTGTTCAGGAAGGTGATCGCTGCGCCGTTTGCAGGGGTCGCGGTCACGTTCTGATACTGGGCCTCTGCGTCGGTCGAGCCGCCGTTGGAGACGATTGCCGGGCTGATCTTCACAACACCCGAACCGCCGGAGCCGGAAACGATCTCGACGATGCGGAACGTCTTCAGCTGGCCAGTGTCCTGCTTGGTGATGTGGTGAACAGCGTTGACGCCAGCGATGGTGAACGCATCGCCAACCTTCACTGTGCCACCGCCAACAGCGATGGTCAGGTTCTGGTAGCGGTTGTCCACGTTCGACGTTTCGCCAGTGCCTGCGGTCGAAGTCGCCGCCGGGGTGTAATACTGGTTCGCGCCGTTGACCGTCACGGTGGTGCCAGCAGCCGCGGTCAGGCGGTTTGCATAGTCCATCTTGAAGGTCTGGAAGCCAGCCACTTCACCAACATACGAACGACGATAGGCCTCGGTCGGGATGTTGTTCATGGTCTGGCGTGCGGCCAGGTCGGCAGCCATGCCGTTGTAATCGCGGCTCGACAGAGCGAAGTAGCGATCCGACATTGCAATGCCCTGCTCGTTGAACAGAGCGTCAGCTTCCGCCACGTCTGCGTAGCCACCGGCAGCGGTGGTGCGCTTCGAAACAACGGTGCCCTGGTTCGACGCAACCGAAAGAACGGCCACGTTGATGTCGGACGCCAGCTTCTGGGCAGCGGCTTGGCCAAGGCGGTTTTCCTGCAGCAGGTCGCGCAGTTCTTTCGCCGTCAGAAGCGCAGTCGAGTGCTTCTGGTAGCCGATGGTTGCCGGAACCGCGAGCTGGGTGTGTTGTCACCGAAGTTCGGAGGCATCGGAGCCGTCAAACGACTGCGCGATGTAAGGCATCGGACGCCAGATGGTGTCGCTCGAACGCTCCATCTGCTGGCCGTTGGTGTTGTATTTGGTCACAAGCGACGACAGAACGAGCGCGTCGTTGAAACCGGAGAGGATGTCTTCGAACGCGACGCGTTCTTCTTTAGAAAATGCGTTAGCCATTGGCTATCTCCATTCAGGTTAGGCGGTCCGTTTCTGACGCTGTTTATAGGCGTAGACCTTGGAATAGTCTCCGCTTTTCTCAGCATCTTTACGAAGCCGCTCAAGGGTGCTGTCAACGGACCCGGACGGGCGGCCTGTGCCGCTGATCGTCGGTTCCGGTTTCGAGGATGCTTTGCGCTTCGTGACTTTCAATTGCGTCTCCAATCTGGCCACTGCGAAAGCGAACTTCACCGGGTCTTTAATCGAGGCGAGTTCCTTCGCACGTTTCGGGTTCTTGCCCAGCGCATAGACCAACAGCGCGGGGTTATCGGCCCCTTGCAGGATCATGCCCTGTTGCGTGACGGTGAAGGCGTCTTGGACAACCTCCTCGGCATCGTCGTAATCACGAACTTTCAGTGTGGCTTTCGCCGACTGATAGCCTTCCAGCTTCTGCTTCCACTCCCGTTCGGCGGTTTCCGCCTCGGCCTGTCGTGCAGCTTCTGCCTCGTCGTGCTTGCGCTTCCGCTCATACCACGCAGCGAGTTCCTTTTCATATCGCTCGGTGTCGTAATCGGCTGCCTCAAGTGTTGGCTTCTGCCCGAGTTCTGCGACCTTGGTCGCGCCCGTGGTTGCTGCCAGCTGCTCTTGCAGTTCCTTGTTCCGACGTTTCTCCTCGCGATACTGCTTGCGAAGATCGCGCACCCATTCAGGCGCACGCTCGTTCTCATCTTCTTCGGGGGGCGGCGCTTCCTCCCCAATGGTCACGGCGACGAAATCATCTTCCTCGGCTGCCTCGTCGGTTTCGGCCTCGGTGTCGCTGTCCTCGTCTTCGGAGACCTCTTCGGCCTCGTCCTCAAGTTCAGCTTCCGGCTCCTCTGCCTCGAAAGCGTCCGTGATGGTTTCTTCGTCGATTTCCTCTGCCTTTATATTCATAAGACCCTCGTGATTTTCTCACCCACGTTATGTGCGGCTGGGTGGTTGCCGCATCCCTTGCGCGCCCTGCACAATGTCTTGCAGGTTCTTCGCGGTTTTCACCGCGCTCTCGCGTTGATCGTTTTCGACCGAGGCCAGCGTCTCGACCGTCTTGGCGCGCGTCTCTTCGGCGCGAGCCATCGTGTATTCTGTGTCGGCCTGCGCCTTGACGGCCTTGGCCTGCGCCTCTGCGGCGGCTGCCTGCAGGTAAAGCGCGTTCGGGTCCGGCTGCTGGTTCTGCATCGCCTGCATCATCTCGGCAGCTTCTTCGTCCGTCGGCTTGATCACGCCCATCTGCACCAGGCGCTTGCGGAAGAAGTCGCGGACCTCCCAGATGCCTTCGCCTTCCATGTTCATCATCGCCATCGACGTCAGAACCATTCGGGTTTCCGGGTCTTGGCTGATCTGGATCATGCCCATGAGAGCACGCACCGTGGCGGAACGCTTCGAGGACGAGGACGGGCCAACGTCAACAGCCACGTCAAACTTTGCGCTCGACAGGTCGTTTTCGTATTCGATCTCGCCGCTTTCCTCGTTCAGCATCGGCCGGCCAAGTTCAACGGTGGAGAGTTGGCCTTGCGTTCCGACGGCCTTCATCTTGCGGCCGGGCTCGACAAGGATTTCCTTCGCCATCGCCAGCCAGATTTCGCCGCTGCGCTTCACGGCTTTCGCCATGTTCGACATGTAAATGAACGACTGCATGTCCAGGCGCGACTGGATCAGTTCGATCGCCTTTCCGCTGACGTTCGACATGACCTCCTCACCGGCTTCCTGCTTGCCGAGAATGTCCTGCATGTCCTGCTCGGTGATCTGCAAGAGCGCAGCCATCGCGGCGGGGATTTGCGGCGGCTTGGTGTAACCGATCGGGCCGGACGCCATCTCGTTGCCGTTGGCATCCTGCACCGGGTTTACCAGGAGGTAGGGATAGTTCTTGAGGTTGTCCTCGGCCCACATCATCTCGTGGCCTGCGACCTGCTCGGGAAGGAAGATCGGCTTCTCGATCGGCGTCAGGGCGCTGATCTCGCCCAGCTTGGAA